CACGAGCATTTTTTGAGAATAACGTTTTTTTATAGAGTTCCCATTCAATACATATAAAGATCAGGAGAGATCATGAGCGGATCAGATTATTTCAAAGACCAAGACGAGCTGGCGGCAGCGGCAGGAATGTCTGCGCGCCAAGTTCGCAAGTACACGCAGATCGACGGGTTCCCATCCAAGACAAAGAGCGGGTATCCGAAGCAACGTTGCCTCGACTTCATCAAAGCGCAACAGAAGCAGGGGCTGACCGGCGACGGATCCCTGCGCGATGAAAAGATCCTGCGCGAGATCAAACGCCTGGACATCATCATCGAACGCGAACGAGGAGAGCTGGTGAACCGAAAAGAAGAAGAGGCACGATTCCGAGCGGAATGGGCAAAGGCACGGAAAGCAGTCGAGGACTGGCGGAGTCACGAAACAGCCAAGCACCCGGATCATGCCGGCATAATCAACGAACTGGCCGACCGCCTATGCGAGATGGTGCGCGATGCTTAATCACCGGCAACATCGAAAGCAGGCGTTCCGCAAGATCGACCCCGTTCCGTCATGGAAGTGGGCGGTCAACGAGATCGACTACAGCCGAGCCGTGTCATACGACACCCCCTATAGAGGGAGGTTTGATGCCGACCTCATGCCATTCTGGAAAGAACCACTCGAAGCCATGCAGGATCCAAGCATCCGAGAGCTTGCCATCATCAAAGCAGCACGAGCGGGCTACTCCGAGAACCTGCTTCTCACCGACCTGCGATACACCATCGCCCGCAACCCAGAGCCAACCATGTACATCTCCGGCACCATGGAGGTGGCGAAAGGATTCCACGATCGGCGCGTGTGCCGAGGCATGGCGTTAAGCAAAGACACCGAGCGGGAGTTCAGACACGCCAAGACGTTGAACACCGAGATCCAGTTCCCCAGCATGGACTTTCGATCTACCTGGGCGACATCCAACACCGCAACCAAGTCAGACGGATGGGCGCGGATCTACTGCGACGAAGTCAGCCTGTGGTCAGAGTTTGGCGTTGATGCCGTTCGCAGGCGTTGCGCAGCCTACCCCTTTCATCACATCTGCTTTGGCGGATCCATTGACCCAACCCGCAAAGGCGATCCATACGACGATCCGATGGTGAAGCTTTATGAGGAATCCGACAAGCGGGAGTGGGTCATGCACGACGGCGTCGGAGAGTTCACCTTTACCCTGTCCGGGATCAAGTGGCCCGAAGAGTGCAAGAACGGAAGCGACTGGGATCTCGAAGCCGTAGCACGGGAGGCATGGTACGAGACCAGCAACGGGGTGCGGATTGACGAAGCCGACAGGATGCGCATCGTACGCGCCGGGCATTGGCAACCGACCGCAGACGGGATCCGGCGCGGATACAAGATCGTCGCGCCCATGGTACCCTTTGCCGACTGCTCGTTCGGACAACTCGCCAAGCGCTTTCTATCTGCCAAGAACCGAGGGCAGACCACAAGCACCCGTGGACGCACCACCGACACACTGCGGATTTACTTTGCCGAGAACTGGGCGGAGCCACACTACGAGAAGAAGCTGGCCACCACCGAGGAGGAACTGGTCGACCGGGTTGCAAATTATCAGTACGGAACAAAGCCGACCAGTTTAAAGAACTACGCAGACGTTCCATGCGCCACCTACGCGACCATGGACGTGCAGAAGTCCAGTTTGTATATATGCGTCAGGTCGTGGTTTGCTTGCAACGGAGGAGACAGCGGGCTTGTTTATGCGCAAGAGATAGATAGGTGGGAGGATGCGTTTGCAATTTGCAAAGAGCATGGGGTCGAGCGCGTTTACTGCGATGCTGGTTACGCCATACGGCAGGAGGAGGTTTACTCTGTTGCAACTAAAACCCCAGGGTTCATACCTGTAATCGATAATGCCAAACTGCAAGGCTTGTACAAAAGAGAAACGATTGATCCATACGAAGGCACAAGAAAGCAAGGCAGCACAAACTTGATCACAAGGTACATCGTCAACCCCGACCTGTTCCGGTATAAACTGATGGAGCTAATGAGGGGGGAAGCGGAGCAGAACTGGTATGTTCCACGTGGGACACCCCAGCAATACTACAGCCAAGTGACGGCCGAGCAGTACGTTGCGGGTCAGTGGGTTAAGAAACGCAGAGATAATCACCTCTTCGATTGTGAGGTTTTACAAACCTTTGCGGCAACAAGACACAGAATCCTTCTCGCACATAACGACCTAAATACTATTGACTAATAATCGCAAAGGGCGTACTATAGTAAATATGAAATACGTTCTTCCTTTGCCTAAGCCTTTTTATGATGGTTCTTCTGTAAACGCAGCCGAGCTTGCCTTGGCTGTCGGTATGTCTAAATCTTCCGCATATCGATTTTTTAAAAAGCATCCATGCATAACTGCAAAGAAGGCTATAGAATATTACTCAGATACCTATGGGTGGTTTTCGACAAAAACCTGTCCTTCTTGCTGTAAAAAATTACCAATTGATGAGTTTCGAGTTGGTAAGACAAGAAGCGCATCCTGTCGAGAATGCCGTGCCACCAAAAAAAGGCAACGGTATAAAACAGATGAAGAATACAGGGAAAAGTTGCAAAAAGCCAACCGTGAAAGGTTAAGGTTTAAATATCAAAGCGATAAAGAATATAGGGAGAAGGCCAAGGCAAAATGGCGTGACAGGTATCACGAAAACCCAAAGCCTTTTCTGGAAAAGCGTAAAAAGTGGAAGCAAGAAAACCCCAGAATGGTAAAAGAAGGGCGTGAAAAGTGGAAGCAAGAAAACCCTGACTACGCATACAACTGGTGGCGAGAGAACAGAGTAAAGGCGCGGTGGTATAGCTCAAAAAGACGCACCATGGAAAGAGGAGGTGATGCAAACGATCTTTCTGCTCTAATTGACGCAAAAAGATGCTACTGGTGCGGGTGCGAATTAAAAGGGAAGTACCACCTTGACCACGTTGTACCATTGTCAAAAGGCGGTCGGCACATTGTAGCAAATCTGGTTGCGTCATGTCCGACCTGCAATTTGTCAAAGGGCGCAAAGATGCCAAACGATTGGATTGAGCAAGGCCAGTTGATTTTAGAGCTGACTTGACATACCACGACCAATCTATAATGGAGGAATAGTGATGCAGATCAAGATCTACGGACAAAAGCGGACGGGCACCAATATGCTCCAGCATTTGCTGAGAGAAGCAGGTCAGACCGTGATGGTGAACACCGGCGGATGGAAGCACGGCCCACCGCGACTCATCGGAGACCGTCAACTCATCATAGGCAAGCTGGAACGTAACTGGGTAGACAGTATCGAGCGGTACAACCAACCAGGTGGCGAGGAACGCCACTACGCCGAAGATTGGGAAGCGCGGGAGTTTGCATATTTGGACTTCTGCCGAAAGCACAAGACCGCAATGTATATCCAATATGAGGGACTGGTCGGATCGCCCGATATGTGGTGGGATCTCATTTGCAAGCACTGCAACATCCGCCACCCCTTTCCCGGCCTGCCAGCGAACTACATGGGCAGAAGTGGGTTAGAGACCGAATACAAATACCAGCCCGGATTTAAGTTGCCGGGCATCCACAAAGGAGCATGAGATGCACATACCAGAGAGATACATAGAAACCCACACCGGCGTGTATGAGCAAGACCACACCGGCACCACAGTGTCGCAAGGGTTAAAAGAACACTACGCCGACGGAGCCGAGCGGATCCTGCAGAACGACCAAAGGCACTACCGCAAACTGTCCGAACTACTTAACAAACGCATCGACGCTGCGGGTATATCTAGAACGTCCTGCGTTGCAATCGGAGGCGGACACCCAAAGCTGGAGGTGACTGCAGGCTTTGAGCGTATTGTGGTGCTCGACGCATTGGCAAACGAGTACGGCGACAAACACGATCTATTCGAAAAGTACTACGGAGCTGCAAACGTTGAGTATATGCAAGCCGTCAGTGACTTTCAGAACATCAAGATCAACGGAACCGTTACACTTGTTCACTTCCTTGAACACCTGACCGCAGACGCAGGTGCTGAACTGATCGAGCAGGTCGCCACCAACCCGCTCATCATTTACGGGCCAAACATCCAAAGCGCCCGCAATGAGGACTGGTTCCATTTCAAGCCAGCGGATCACAACACATTCTGGACAGCCGAAGCGCTGGAGGCACAACTGCGCGACGTAGGATACGACCGCGTCGACGTGACGCCCTACAGCGACGACTACCTCATCATTGCAACCCGGGAGCGTAAAGATGTATAAAGCCACACTATCAAAAGACTACATGGGATGCAAGGCGGGCGACACCATCCTGCTCGAACGTGCAAACGCCGGCCATGTGCTGGTGATGCAGAAACCACTGGAGTTTGCGGAAGCGGATCCAAGTCAAGCGCACGGAGAGGGCGGTCACCTAATCGTCCGACCTGGAGGCATTGGCGACCTTGTTCACCTTGGCGCATCCATCCGTGAAGTAGCCAAGAAGTCAGGCCGAAAGGTGGACGTGGCCGTGGCAGAACGCTACACCTGCGTCGTCAAACACAACCCGAACGTGAGGAAGGTCATCCACTACCCCACGACCGCCGACGTGTTTGACCAGTACGAGGTCATCCACTGGCTGGAGGACAGCGTCGAGGAAGAGGTCGAGCTGCACATGGCGGACGCCTTTCTTGAACATTGCGGATTTGATCACACGCAATACGAGCCGACCGAAAAGTCGCCGGAGTTGTATCTGCCTAAGAGCATCAAGCCAAAGCCGAAGCCAAAGCGTAGGCGTGTAGGGTTTCAACTTAAAGCGTCGGCCAAATGCCGGACACCAGACCCCGCACTAATGGCTAAGGTCATGGAAATCTACTTTCAAGAAGGCTGGGATGTGTGGATCTTCGGAGCGCCGGGTGAAGTGACCACGGACGAGAAGGCGATCACCAACACCACCCAATGGGACAAACCGCCCAGCATCCTCGAAAGCGCGTCGTATATGCAAACGTGCGACCTGTTCATCGCGCCAGACAGCGGGCTGCTACACATCGCCGGCGCACTCAAGATCCCGTCGGTCGGATTGTATGGCCCCTTCCCCGCAGACCTGCGTGTGCGGTACAGTCCGTATTGTGTCGCAGTTGAAGCCAAAGCACCCTGCGCCCCATGCTTCTGGCACGGACGCGGATCCCACTTCCCACCCGGATGCCCAGGTGCCAAGGCCGGCAAGTGCATCGTCACCGCAGCGATCCAACCCGAGACCATTGTCCGGGCTGGTGAATTGGCGATGCAAAAGAAGTTTGACAGATAGCATTGAAATCACTAATATAAAAAGAAAGTAGGCGAGTGCATCGCCGAGCGCGTGGTTTTGGGTCTTTCCCCACGCGCTTCCTCCTTTGTCGGGAGCGCCACCCCCCGAAATGCACAGGTGGCCCTTATTGCCAAGTAGCTCAACGGTAGAGCTACGGACTGTTAATCCGTTGGTTGCAGGTTCGAGTCCTGCCTTGGCAGCCATTCTCACTTTTTAGAAAATTAAGACTTGCAAATAAGATAAAGATTCGCAATAATAAGAACAGATGGCGGCCCCCACCTACTTAAAACAGCTTGACGAAGCAAAAGAAGCCTTGGCGTTAATTGTCAAAGGCCAGCTTGAATCGTCTTCAACTCTGGCCGGTTCGTTCAAGAACTGGACGCCCCAGCAACTGCGCGACCACATCGAGTGGCTGGAAGTCAAAGCACGACAGGAGTGCATCGAGGCATCGGACAACCGAGCCGGAACAAGATACGTCGCATACGCCGGCGTACGGAGAGCTGACTGATGAACCCACTGGACAAGGCCATTGCATACATCTCACCCCGTGCTGGGGCGGAACGCATGAAGAACCGCATGGCCGTCCAAGCATACGCCAGCTACGAGGCAGCCAACCGCAACCCGCGCGACCGAGATCCACAAGGGCAGTGGCGTGCGCGGTTCGGTCAGGAAAGCGAGTCCAAGGCGTTGCCGATCACCGACCGCGTTACGCTCATCAATGAGATCCAAGACCTCCTGCGCAACGACGGCGGACTCATCAGCACCATCCTCACCCGCCTAACAGACCACGTCGTCGGCACCGGGATCCGCCCACAGGCGCGTACCGATTCCGAAGAGTGGAACGAGATGGCGGAGTACTACTACGAGAAAGTCTGGTCGGAGATGTTTGACTACGACGGGCGTATGGGGTTCTCGTTCATTGGTGACGGTCAGAAGTTACTGATCGACGACGCGCATTTCCGAGGTGAATCCTTCCTGCGCCTGATGGCGGACGGTCGAATCCAATGGTTTGAGTCTGAACTCTGCCGTGACCCGCAGGACAAAAAGACCCGCCTGTTCGAGGACGGGCTACACCTTTCGCCCGCCGGCTGGACATACGGCGCTAATTTCCAATTCAAGCGCACCCGTGACCAAGAAACAGTGGACTTGTACGTCCCACGTCGCGACCTAATCCACGCACACAATCCGTTTATGCGTGCGAGGCAACGTCGAGGCATCCCAGTCTTTGCGTCCGTGGTGCCGCGACTTCAACGCTACCTGTCCACGCTTGAGGCCATGCAACTCAAGGTTGACCTCGAAGCGCAACAGACTCTGGTGTTCTCCGGCTCTGGCCCAGGCGGTCAGGTTCTCAATGATATGCCGTTTAACGCGCAACAGACCGACAGCGACGGTCGGAAATACAACGAGATCAAGAACTCGAAAGGCATGATTTACGACCTGCCCGATGGTCGCACGCTCAACAGCGTAGAAACGCGCACACCGTCCGGCGAGCACATGCCCTATATGGAGAGCCACATCCAAGCCGTAAGCGCTTGTATGGGCATTCCGTACAGCGTGGCGATGATGCTGACCGGCGGATCCTACGCGGCCACCCGCGGGCAGATCCTGGCATTTGAGCATACCGTCGCCCGGTGGTACAACTATGTGACCAAAGTCAGCCAGCGGACATGGAACTGGTCGATCGCCAAGGCCATCAAAGAAGGCAAACTGCCACCGGCACCGACCACCAAAATGCGCGGTCAGATCCGCAGTCAGTGGGACATCGTCGAGTGGACGCAACCCAAACGCCTGACGCTGAACCCGCTTGAGGATCAGAAAGTCAATGACGCCAAGTTCGGACGCGGTGACACCACCCTAACCGCCATCCTCAAGCAGGACAACAAAGAGATCAAGGCCGTTTGGGACGAGCGCCAGCGTGAGATCCAAGACGCCATCCAACGCGCCAAAGAGATCGAAGTGCAGACAGGAGTGGCTGTAGACTGGACTGTTTTCATGTCAACCAATCGCCCAGGAACCGCATCCGCAGCAGGTAACACACAAAACAAAGCGGAACAAGTCGTAGATCAGGAGTCAGAAGATGCAGGCTAAATTCATCAGACACCTATACGGCGCACCTTGGGCCATCGTGCCCGATAAGCACCGCGAACTCTGCGCGGATGTCAAGGCAATGGACTTGACCATCGAAATGCCGGAAGAGTCCGAGACCGGGCTTTTGGTCATGGACGGAATCGCGCACGTCTACATCTACGGCGTCATGGTTCCATCGGCAACGGCGACGGAGGAGGAGTTTTTCGGACTTGCCAGCACATCCAAAGCCATTGAGCAAATCAAGGAAGCGGACTACCGCTCCGACGTCGATGGCATTATGGTCATCTGGGACACACCCGGAGGCTACACGCAAGGCGTGCCAGAGTTGGGCGTGACCATTGCAAACGTCAAGAAGCCACTGGTCAGCTATGTGGAGGGAGGCATGAACTCCGCCGGCTATTGGGCGGGATGCAGTCAGACCGTATATGCAGACGAGTTTGCATCCATCGGCTCCATCGGCTGCTACATGGCGGTGTACGACCAGTCTAAGATGTTCGAGATGGCGGGGCTTAAAACCATTTTAATCACCACAGGCAAACATAAAGGAGCCGGAACACCCGGCACCGAGATGAGCGAGGAGCAGATCCAACACTACGCGGACGAAGTGGTCGGCGTGGTGGGTCAACGCTTTTTCGACCATGTCACCGAGTACCGCCGGATTTCGGAGGAACTGATGGACGGACGCAGCTGGCTCGGTGCCAGTGCCTTGGAACTGAATCTGATCGACGCGGTCGGGTCACGAGATGACGCGATGCGCGAACTTGTAAACATGATAACCGAAAAGGAGCTAATATGAGCGCACTTTCGATCCAGGTCAAAGACCTGAAACAAGAGCTTGCCGTTGCCCACGAGGCACACGTCGAGCAGGTGTCTGCGTTTGAGTCGCAGATTGCCGAACTGGCAGAAGCTAAAGAAGGCTTCGAGGCCAAAGTTGCCGAACTCGACAAAGCACTGGTAGAAGCCAATGAATCCGCAGAAGCCATCAAAGCCGAAGCCGAAGAGCTGAAAGCTGGACTCATGGCCAAAGAGGAAGAACTGGCGGTCGCCAAGTCTGAAATCGAACAGGCCAAAGCCGCACTCGCGGATCCGTCTCTGGCGCCCGTCGCCGAAGCTGGAGCCGAGGACGACGGACAGTCGCCGCTGGCCGAAGAGCCTGCATCCCTTGAAAAACTCCGCTCTCTGGAAGGATCCGAACGCGCTGCGTATTGGGCCGAACACAAGAGCGAACTGTTGAAACTGTAAGCCATTAACCCATAGGAGAAATTTACCATGGCTATTAACTCTGCATTAGTTGGAGAGATTGTCTCTCAGAACGCTTTCTTTGCGTTCCGTGACGCGCTGACCCCCGTGGCTGGCGCATTTGCTACCGACTTCGGTGGCGAAGTTGCTAACAACCGCCAAGTGGTCGACGTGCCCGTGTTCAACGGTTACTCTGCCGGAACCTACGCCGGCGACTACACGACCAACGCATCCAACAACGTTGGCGCTGTGACCGTGACCGTTAACAAACACCAGTACAAGACGATCAGCCTGACCGACTTGGAAGTGTCGAACAACGGCGCATCCGCCACCAACCTGGAGTCGTTCGGACGCAAGCTGGGTGACGCCCTGTCGCTGGCTGTATATCAGGACGTTCTGTCTCTGGTGACCGCTGCCAACTTCGGCACCGCCACCGGGTTCACCGGCACATCCACCGGCTTTGATTCCGATGACGTCATCGACATCAAGACCGTCTGTGATGCCGCTGACATGCCCCGCAGTGGCCGTAACATCATTCTGGCCGACGCGTACTACAACGCCCTGTTGAAAGATACGAGCGTCAAGAACGCCCAGAACTACGGCACCACCGAAGGCATCCAGGCCGGAACCATTCCGAACCTCGCCGGCTTCCGCGTGTGGCAGTCCAACGCAGTGCCCGCCAACGCCGAGAACCTCGTAGGCTTCGCCTGTGTGGATTCCGCCATTGCGGTTGCTATGCGTTACCTGCGCCCGCAGGAAGGCAACAAGTACAGCATGGCTGCACCGTTGACCGACGCCGAAACCGGGATCACCCTCGGAATGCGCGAATGGTACGACGAAGCCAAAGGTACCAAGTACCTGACGCTTGAGTGTAACTACGGTTACAGTGTTGCACAGGCCGCCGGTCTGAAACGCATCACCTCTGCGTAAGTAAAACCTAATGCCCCTCCCTCCGCCAGTCACGCGCTGGGGGAGGGGCTTTAAATCTTGGAGAATGTGACATGAAAATTAAACCAGCAGTTATTGTAACAGTCACCGACGGCATTCCAAATTGCTACGCCTGCGGAGACTTTGCACAGATTCACGAAGAGTTCCGAGCCATCAAGAAGGCAGGATGGCAGGGATTCGAAGAAGCGTATGAGATCAATGCAAGAGGCATTGACGGACGCGCCAAATTTAAGAAACCAGAACAACCGACCGCACCCGCCAAGACAACGCGGAAAAAGAAAACGGACGCATAAATGGGACGCTATGATACACGGATACAGCAGTTGATTGCGCTGGTGACCAGTGACGCTGAGACGTCTATCACCATCGCGGGCACTGCGGTGCCGTGCATCATCTCCGACCAGGCGTACACCGAGACAGGAGAGAATGCGGGAAGCCGGGTGGTTCGCTCAATCGAGACGGACATCCTGCTTTCTGACCTTTCCGGGATTGATGTTTCTGTGGGCAAGACGGCGGTGTACGAAGGCGTAACGTACAAGATCACCGAACCGAAAACCACGCACAGCAACGGAAATGTCATCCGTATTCAGTGGGGGGCAGAGTAATGGCTGGCGCGATTGTGGTTGACCGTCGCACGTTCAATCGTGGCATTGACGCCATGATGAAAGAGTACGGCACGTCTGCAGCGGGCGTCATGCGTCGGCAAATGTCGATCCTGTCCGGGCAGTTGGCCAAGCGTTACCCACCAAACAAGAAAAGCGTGGGTAAGCAAGCCATCGAAAACGACATGAAGCGCATCATGATCCCGATGCCACAGGAGCATGAGGACACGCTGACCCGTTGGCAGGACAGCATGGAGTCCACGTTTGACGTATTCGACGATACGGGCACGCGGATCCAGCAGTGGCATCGAGATCACATTGACCCACGCAAAAACCGAGTGACCAAAAGCATCCGCGGGACGCGATTTATCAACGGTCGCAAGTTCTCCATGAAGTTGCACGTCAAGGAAAGCGACCTTAAGAAGTACGTCAACCGATTGGCGGGCAAAGTCGGAACCCTCAAAAGCGGATGGGTGCCCGGGGTTACCCGGTGGAAGGGTGGCAAAAAGCCACCGAGCTGGGTGACAAAGCATAGCGGGAACGGATACGCAGTTGATCGTATGCGCAACGACGGCTCCGGCTATTTGGAAATAGGCAACAGAATCCAAGGCGCAGCGCGATGGAAGCGGATTGACTCTTTCGTCGTCAAGTCCCGCGAGAGCGGGTTCCAGAAAGAACTTAAAGCCGCAGTACGCAAAGCCGACAAGGCAGGGAACCGAATCCGATGAGCCTGTACAAATCACGCAAACGCAATCTCGAGGAGGCGGTGCAGGAGACGCTGGAGACGTATGCAGGCACTGCCATTGACGGCGTCCAGATCCTTCTCGGGCGCGACATCACCGTGCAGGAGCCGACCCACATCCGCATCCATGCAGGCAGTCAAGAGCCTATGTCGGGCGAAGAGGATTTACTGCTTAACTTCCGGGTCACCTGCACCATCACCGTCCAGCAGTCAATGGATCGCACCCGCGACCAGGTCGACACCTTGGACGGGATCGTCGAAGGATACGTTGAGCAGGACAGCGACACGATCGTTGCGGCGCTTAACACCTGCTCGGTTCCTAACTTCGGCGTCTGGGAGTTTCAACCCGAATCATGCGAGGATGACATCGACGAGGAGAACCGCAGATACCTTTCCGCTTACACTTTTTCGGCCATCGTTGGCCACGCAACCTACTAATCCAAAATAGGAGAAAATTATGGCAACAACTGTAATTGGTACAGACCTGAATAAAGGTGCCGGCACACTGTCCGGGTATTACATCCAATCGGCAACGGTTGGCGGCGCAGACATTGATATGGAGGACTTCGAGGACGGTGCTGATGGCAGCCGGATCTCTCGGTTCGTCTACAAGGTCGATGACAAAGTCAGTCTGGAACTGCTCGCAGCGGGCACCATGGCCGAGGGCGACATCACCACCGACTTTCCGGAAGGTGCTATGGCCACCGCTACAGGCTACACCGCATTCTTTGTTGATTCCTGCCAGATCAACAAGTCACGCGGAGCCTGGCGCGTCAATGTCAGCATGACCAACATCGGCATCACCTGATCCGATGGTTGACGAGGTTTTTAGTTCAACGGATATATCCCACACCTGCCCACAATCTGTGGCGCAGGTGCTGGGCGTTGGACTGATGCCCGTCAGCATTTGGCACGTCTGGCTTTTGAAATCATACGAGAGCCCATTCGCAGTTGGAGGTCAGCCACAGGTAAACGATCTCGCGCTGGCGGTGCTGATCTGCTCGATGAACCGAAAGGACATGGGTGCGGTTTTGTCAGATGACAAAAAGATGGCAGAAGCGGTCGCATCTATAGCAGAAAACTGGTTTACAATACCGAGCGCAGAGCTTGAGATCCACGTCCTGTCGTTTAACCAATACCTGACCGAAGGGCTTGACGGGCCACAGTTTTGGGAGGATCCAGAACACAACCCAGTTAAAGACAGGAGCCGGTGCCCAATGGAGTGGCACCTTGTCAAGATGCTACTAAACGAGCGCATCTGCCAGACCGAGGAAGAGGCGTGGAACTACTCTTTCACCCGCGCCTTGTGCTGGTCTGCGGTGGTAGGTGAAACGAACGGAAGCAGAAACTACATTGACCCGGTCGACCGGGCAGACATTGAAAAGGTAAACGTCTAATGGCAACGATACGCAACAAGGCAACGCTTGACAGCAAACCGTTCTCCTCTGGCGTTGACCAGATGAAGGCAAAGGTTGGCGGGTTCAGCAAATCGCTGGGATCGATGAAGCGTGCGATGGCTGGCGCATTTGCAACAGGAGCGGTTGCTAATATGGCAAGGCGTGCGCTTGAAGCTGCCGACAACGTTGACAACCTTTCGAAGCAATTAGGACTCGGCAGAGAAACCACGCAGTCGCTGCAAGTTGCGTTTCAAGAGGCCGGACTTGAACTTACAAGTCTAAACACCACGATGGCAACCTTGCAACAGAAACAAGCGGAAGCTATAAGTGGAAATAAAAAGGCGACCGAATCCTTTGCTGCGTTTGGATTGTCGATTGCAGATCTGCAAAAAATGTCGCCCGAACAACTTCTTGAGGCAATATCAAAAAGACTTGGAGATACCGAGACGGATGCGTCTGCGGCTGCCGCTATGTTCCAACTGATGGGGTCAAGGTCGGCAAGGCTTAAAAACGTCCTGCAAGAAACCGCAAGAGATGGCTTCGGCCAATTAAACTCCGAAATGATCAAGGCCGGGCGGATTATGGAGGACGAGGTTATTTCAAGGCTGGACAGAATGGAGGAGAAATTTGCAAGGCAGAAACAACGTATGGGGGCAGGTGCTGCGACGTTGCTGTCTGGGATCATAGGAGGGGTAGAAGAGTTTGCCGGCGGTATTGGCGCAATGACCGCTGGCGGAACATTCCAGCAGGGTCAGCAAATCATACGCGCTCAAGATCAGGTGAGCCAGTCCGTTTCTGAAATTCCGAAGATAATGGCAGCGCCGGCAGAATCCATGGAAGAATCAGCCGAAACTATCAAGGAAGTGGTCGAGGCATTGCCAAAAGAGATTGCAAAAAAGGAAGCGGATCGAGCATTCGGAAATTTACGAGCAATCGGCGCCAACCTAATCACGCCAGAATCCCTTGGCAAGTTTGGCGAACTTGACCCACGCGCAAACCTTTCTAAAGACCGGGTGGCTCGGATATATGAGATCTACGGCAAGTTGCAGACAGAACAAGGCAAAAAAATGATGCGGTATATGCAGGACATCGCAGACAACACATCCAACAACCAGGCGGTGCTATAATGACAGAGATCGGCAGTTTAGCAGGTGGCACACGGCAAGAAGAGCGCCGCACATACCAAACTAAAGACCGGAAAACGGTCGAGTATGTTCTGGCATCTTCCGACGAGGCCACGTTTCTCGGTTCCTACAGCATCGGGACAAGTTTAAGCGATGGGCTTTACCTTGAGTCGATTGACCTGCGGAATTTCAAAGGCGTCACCCGCGCGACGTTGACGTATGTGACCGAGGAGGAGCTTGTCAATCTGCGCTATGGCGGAACGGGCACAAGCAAGGCCAGTGATTCAAACGGCGTAGAGTTGCCTATTGAACTCAACCCAAACTGGTCGCTGTCGTGGGAATCGACCAAACCCGGCGTGACAAGCTTCATCGCACCACAGCCGACATACACTTACACGCAGATCGTAAACAGTTTCACTTTTTCAGAATCAAATATTGTTGAAAACGTCGGGACTATTGACTCGCCTACAGGCATGACAAGTCCGTCTGCCAACAAATGGCTCAAGACAAGTAAAACAGTCACACCGCAAGGTGGCAAGTACCAGATCACAGAGACGTGGCAATATAACGCAAGCGGATGGGACACTGACATCTACAGCTAATCATGAGCGGAGCATCTAATCCACCACCAGCACCACAAGAGGGTCGGCTTGTTGTAAGCTACCTTAAGACGCTTGTGCAATGGATCAAGCGCAACCGTATTCTGCCCGGGAAAGGCGTCAGGCTTTCCCAAACCAGCAACGGAATCACGCTGTCCGTCTCTGGTTTTGGTGACAGTGGCCCGCACCCGTGGCAGGTTAGCACCACGGGCACCGGCACGATCACACTCTATCCGGGAAACATTAACAGCATCATCCCGACCAATATGTTCAGCGAGTTGAGTTATGCCGGCACAGGGCTGGAGTTTGTGGTGTTGGACACAGCTGTCAGCGGAAACGCGCCAAACACCTGCACGATCTCTGTCGAAGTCACAGAACCGGATCCGAATGCAAACGTCGAGCAAGCCACAGGAACCGCGTTTGCGGACGTGCTGGCGTTGATCAATGACGGGACGGTGTACCAGATCCGCAGGAACAACCTGGTCGCGGAGAGCAGGAAAGAGTTCAGCACGCCTGTGGTGTCTCCATCTCCTGGCGAGTACAATCTGATCGACTATTACAGATGGGTGGTAACAGAAACGCCGGACGGGTAACATGATCACGGCAGCGATCACCACCGACGTGCGGACAAACTCCGGGTCAACGACGTACAACACCACGTTTATCGATACCAATTTCGGAGTAACGACGACATCGAACAGGTCAGACTATGCCGACCCCGCGCAAACGTATGGCGAGACAACCGCGTCCGCTGTTGACGGAGGGACGAAAACAGAATCCAACCAAGACAGTTACTCGGCAAACAGATCGTACACTACAAGCAGCGGGCAGAGCTTTTCGGGGTTCGGGCCTAAAACCGGCACCACCGCGTCCACATATGAAACAGTGGCAGGAACAACCCGCACGGTTGAACAGGGCGGAGATCCCGGCAGCGTTTGGTCGTATACAAAGGAGCTGTACACCACCACGGCTACATTTGAGTTTACGCACCACAACACGGTCACCACGACCGCAACGTCAGAGGTCAGCAAGTCAGGCACATCCTCATATGTAGAGTCTAAATCGACGTGGCCAAGTGCGATCTCTTCCACCTATCAGCGGACGGTGACAGAAACGACCGCCAACGTACTGACCACGCAGACCTCGTCGTTTATCGGTGTGTCAGCATTGACAAACACCGACACAAACCTGACCACAACCGAGGCCACGTTTGCGGACTTCTTCCTGCCGTTGTACGTCGTGACCACATCTGCCACACCGGCAGAGGCTGGGCTTTTCACGTCCACCAGCGTGACCACGAACTCGTTTGTCACAAGGCTGAACTCCTTCACAATATCCAGTACCGCCGGCTATACGTTCAACACGGACGGCACATACACATACCTGCGGTTTGAGTCACGCACCACGACGTCCACGTTCCTGCCCGGTTTAGGGACAAGGACGGGATACGGTGACGCGATGACGTCAAGCGCAAGCATTAATGTATCAGGTGGCAACAACTGGGTCACAAAGACCAGACAACTCTACTCGGACGGATTGCCGTACACCGTGACCACCGAGTACAATATCGGCACAAGCGTCAGCACCTACGCCGCGTTGACGTCGTACAGCCTGGTGACCGAGACGTCATCGCTTGGTGAGTTTGTGTTTAACTTCAGCACCTACACCGACACCGCTTCGACATCATTCAAAGTCACAGACCGCACCACCTCGACCGAGTACATCTTTGACCAGAGTTATGTGGTGGAAGTGTCACAGGCCAGCACAGTGACCTTCTCGACCACTAAAGACTACGCTCTTGGAGCAGATGGTACATGGACAAGTCACGTCGAATATGCGCTGCAAAGACTTGCCAATAGCATCACCGAGGCGGACGCCAGATTCATATCCAAGTACAGCGACGACGCAATTTACTTTTTCAACGGCAACACCGGCATGGGGATCAGCGGGTTCCCGTCTGCATTCACTGGCGCATTTACTGCCGGCCCGACCTACTACGCCACCGCATCCAGCAACGTGCTGGCGCTCAAGTCGTTCTGGACTGCCACCAAGTCCGCCTTTGCGTTTACCGACTACGAGACCACATCCTACACCATCCGCATCGAGATGCCCGGAAACACCAACGCGTCGGGCACATATCAGACCACCAGCACGTCACTCAGCGGAACCGACACGGTTACAGAGACGGGAAGCACATCCTCCACCTTCAACATCGGGATCCAGACCGCAACGACAAACGAACCGTACAATGTTGGCGAGCTTTCTAACATGACGAAGGGGCAGGTTCTCTACGGATCCAGTGCGACTTTTAGCTTTACCGGGCCAATGCAGGCGACTATTATGGGCACAAGTACAGACGAGCTGACTATCACAGACTCGACCTACACCATAGCACCGGGAAACATTGTGAGACTAAAAGACCGATACATTTACACCAACGCCACGACCATTCTAAACGACCAGGGGTATGTGACCGAAGCATCCACAAACCTTGGCACAGGATCGGGGCTGTTCTTATGAAGATCGGGGTCACCATAGCCGGGACGCACAGCTACCAGTACGCGCTGGCGGATTGCGTCAAGCGGGTAAAGAAAGCCATTTACCATGCCCAGACCCGCCGCCCAGAGATTGAGGCGGTGTTTATCCTGTCCACCGATGCAGAGGGGGTTGACTACGCAAGGCAGGTCTGCCCGGAGGCGAATGTGGAAGTCACCCACATGGAAGAGGGTGGCGTCCGCTATAAAGACCAAGCGCAACTGTTGATTGCAGACCTGCAGCAACGCGGATTTGACCGAGCCGTAGCCGAGGACGTAGACCTGTGCTGGACGGTAGAGTCGGACGTCTTGGTGCCATACAACGCGCTTTCGTGTATGCTCGATATGCTACAGTTCGACGATGGATACTACGACGTGGCGTTTGTTACTTATCCGTCGCAGTCGGGTAGCGCATTCTTGGGCGGGCATGGATCCCCCAGCAATCCAATCTCCGAGGACTTTCTGGTCGAGGAGCGGGACGTGCCGGAGGAGTTGCTTGATAAGTATAACAAAGCAAAGGAGCAGGTCGAGAAGCCAGACGCGGAGGAGGACGCCAAGAAGGCATGGGCGGACGTGAACGAGGAGGTCAAGAAATGCCCGCCACGGGATAACGTGTTCGGATTAAACGCCAAGAAATGGCGTCGGCGGGGATGGTTTGACAATGCGTTCCCAGGCATCGGGCGGGGTGCAGTTCTGGAAACCGACTGGACGGGACTGGGTTGCAATCTGTTAACCCGCAAGGCGTTGGCTTTAGCAAGCTTTGACGGGTACGAGGGCAAGGGCACGCAAGACCTTTTTCTGAACTGGCGCAGATGGAAAGCCAATGACCTGCGGATGTGCGTTATTTCCCATTGTGTTTGCGAACACGTCATCACTAAAGAGGACGGCACCCGCTGGGTCGCATTGGCACACCATGAACCACAAGGCGAGTGTAAAGGCCACCTACGGATCCAGCTTGTTCCTTACAAGCCGGAGACTTTTAAGATTGAAAACAACCCTTGATATAGGTATAATAGAACCATGAGCCTACTGCCAAAGTTAAACTACGAGATCGACATCAATGAACCATTGCGTACCACGGAGTTCACTGCGGTACAAGGCTCTGATTTTGAGATAGTGGTGCGCGTCAAGCGATGCGGAACCATTCAGACGCTTGAGGGTGTGACGCCTTCTCTGATCGTTGCCAATGCTGCCGAGGACTGGGTGCGGGCGTTTACCGGGACAGCCGGCGGTGCGAACGATGAAAGCATCATCATCCCGGTGGCGGGAACGGCGTTGGATAACAACGGCACGATGAACTACGATATCAAGCTGACCAACACCGACGGCACCACGCCGATCTGGAGACGTGGCACGTTTATCGTCTACCCATCCGTACCCACTGGCGTCACTCCAACAGTAAACAACCCGATCGACTGGAGCAGCTACGGCACCTATGTGGACACGGCTGCGTCGGGCCCATATACAGCCGGAACCGGAATTGCATTCGGAACGGCAGACGGGGATGGAAAGGTGCCCATCGAATTGGACGGGGTTGCCACGCTGGTCTCTTACGACAACACCACAAGCGAACTGACCGCGACCAACGTCCAGACCGCCATTGACGAGCTGGACAGTATCATTGACCTGCACAAACAAACCATCACCCTGACAGTCCGCAACGAGACGGGCGTGCAGATTGACAAGGGTTCGGTCGTGTACATCAGCGGGGCAACTGGAAACCGTGCCACAGTCGCACTTGCGGATGCGGACATTGCCAACACCGCCACCAAAACCATCGGCTTGGCGTTTGACGATATTTCGCACAACAGCAACGGCGAGATCGTGGTGCTTGGAGAGATCACGGGCGTGGACACGTCTGGCTTTACAGCCGGCGATCAAGTGTGGCTATCACAGACCCCAGGCCAGCCCACAAACATCCGCCCGGCAGACGATGCAGCGTATGCGTACCGGGTTGGGTACGTCGAGACCGCAGCAAACAATGGCAAGATTCTGGTCGCACCACAGTTCGAGGGTACGGTTTACGGTGAGACCTTCTTTGCAGCCACAAGCGCGTCAGGCGTGCGGACGGATTTGGATGTGCCGTCGAACTCCGAAGCCGTTTTGCTGACGCCCGATGCCGACACAACGCAGGACGTGTCACCCGCATCTGGCTTTACCGCACTTCGCCTTTCAGCTGATGGGGCGTTTATGGTGATGAACCGAACCGCAGCGGACACGGAGGCTGTGTTTAACTTTCAAGATGAAGGCGTGGGCGCATGGCAGGTAGGGCTTCGGCGCGACCCCGGCAACACGCCAAACCCAGCGCCAGAGTCAAACGCTTTCTGCGTTATTGACACGCAGGACGCATCCATCCCTTTCTGGGTGTCTCTCGTTGACAAAATGGTGCACGCTGTCACGGGGCTTGTGTCTCCCATTGTGAAAGCGGCATCGGCTGCAGGGATTGCGTTTAAAGACAGCACCGGCACAACGCAGGCCACCATTGACAGCACTGGATTAACCGCCACGACTTCGGTGGTTCCTGCGTCCGATAATACTGCAGTCCTCGGCACGCCGTCGCTCCAATGGTTGGCAGGCTACATCAGCGTGTTGAACGCCGGAGTTGTTCACGCTGTTGGCGCAAGCGGGATCGGGTTTAAAGACTCCACTGGCACTGTGCAGGCCACGATTGACTCAAGCGGACTTGCGCTAACAAACGACCTTGCCGTGACCGAAGGCGGCACAGGAGCCAGCACAGCACAAGCAGCCACCTACAACATTCACGACACCCGCACCGCGACGATGACTGGGGACGAGACGCTCACCACCACGTCTGCGGTTTACCAGTTCCTCGACCCAAATGGAAGCGACCGCAACTTGGACTTGCCAAACGCCACGATGTTTGCGATCAAAAACACCGGCGACGGTGGCGAGGTTATTACGGTTCGCAATGCGTCTGATGTGACCATTGACGAGGTGGACAATGGTGTGACGCTAACATTCCGCTGGGATGGATCGGCCTGGCAGGTGATGGGCTAATGACAATACTTGCGCCACATTCTGACCGCGCAGTGCAGGAGTACCGCCACCGTTCTGGTGCGCGGGATACCTATTGGATCAATGAGCTGGTCAAATATGTACGCTCGCAGGGGTTGTATGACAACTTCCGCCTGTACCCGTTCATGCCTCGCACAAATGCGGATTCGGGATCTACTGCGTATGGGTTGGGAGGATTGACTGCAAATGAGATGACGCTGGTAAACGGGCCGACGTGGGGTTCGAGTGGGATTTCGTTTGCGAGTGCAAGCAGTCAGTATGGTAGCATTTCTGACCCTATATCATCTGGTAAAATTACTGTATTCCACCGAGCAACATTAGCAGAACTATCAAACTTTTATGCAGTTTTTTCACAATGGGAGCCTTCCTCTAACGAACGCTCATTTATGTATTACAAAAGTACAGTTGCCGACGAGATGTTTACTATTATCTCTGAGGATGGAGAAGCATTTGGACGTTATAGTGGTGGGGATCAAAGTGCCGGAATCGATATTTCTCATGTTGTCCAGTATGGCTCAGATGGTGATATTTCTTATTATCTTAATAAATCTTTACAATCCATGTCTTTACAAGCTGGATCTGCTCAAACATCTAGATATGATTCTGCAACAGATTTTCTGTTAAATGCATTGCAGTCATCTGGTACACCTACATCCTTTGCCGACCAAACCGCCCACGCCCTAGCCTTCCTGACCGGCACACTAACCACCGAGCAACGCGAAACCATCACGGACTTGATCAATGAGCTTTGACACACAATCCCTAATCGTCGCATTCCCTGCCAGTGAAATGGCGCAACTCGAATCACACCGAGAGCAGTACGGTGCAGAGTTGCCACTGGCTCCAAATCACCGCCGTGCTGCTACCGAAACGGTCAAGACGCTTCTGGGTCACGACGACAAAGGCGATGGCGTGTTAAGGGCCGGCATCAGTCCTACATCCGTCTCCGCTCGGCTGTTGTCAGACGGACGCTATGCAGTTGCCGGTCATTGGAGCTTGGCACTCAAACAGGCGTGGGAAGCTGGCGATATTCAAGCCGAGATCTTGACTCCCGAACAACTTCAAGCACTCACACCTCAATCGGAAATCTGATGAACCTCGACGAAACCCAAAAGATTGAAACAAATCAGCCACTCCTGCCACACTGCGTAACGCACATTAGGCGGATCGACAACATCGAGGCGCGTCTGGAAGTGGTCGAGCGAAGGATCAATGGCATCGAGGATCTGCGGACGATGGTGCAGTTGCTGGTGGACAGGATGAAGCTGGTGCTGTGGATGACCGGCGTGGCGACCACCGGCATTCTGCTGGGTGTGATTGGGATGGTGTTCAATATCATCGGTAAATTGCAATGAAGATCGTACTCGCCATCCTGCTTCTCACGCTCTGCTCCTGCGCCACCTTCCAAAAGCGCAGAATGGAGGGGGGCAGTGAACAGGAGCGGGCGATGGTGCATGGGGCTTTTAACAGTCAGATCCCTTTCCTGCGTGCTAGAGGCTTTAATGTGCCAGATCGGCGGGATCAGGTGCGTCTACACCCACGGGCAGCCGATGGTCAGGTGCGACTGAAATCGGGTCGGGTGCAGGGCTACTTTAACGGAACGGACGGGCGTAAGATCGCGGGCAGGGCCAAGGGATTCTGGATTGAATACGCCCGCCCAGCAACGCCGGAGATGTTTGCGCACGAAGTCAAGCACCTGCTCCTCGGCTGGGGCGGATACCAGGCTTTGAATGAAGCACACGACCGGCGGGCGTTCCCGGAAGGCGGAACCATTCGATGAACCTACATAAAATAATTCTAAAAAAGTGGTTGCAAATCGCGAGGCACTTCCCCATTGTCAGAATTATACCAG